ACCCTCTAGTTTTTCTTTCATCCAATAAGTAGCATCAAGACCTAATGCTTTCTCTTCATCATCACGGGTTCTCTTTTCTGGCGTGTCTACACCAGCAACTCTGACTCTCTCTTTTTTATAGAGGTCAAATCCAAGATCGATTGTAACATCGATAGTATCGCCATCAACTACCCTGTTGATCTCGATCACTCGGAAGTTGTAACAACTCTTCCGACTTGGTGGTGTCATCGCTCCCATGGGACTCTCTTTCGTCAATTCCTAATATATAGACGATAACATAAAAAACACCAACAAGAAGTATTATCAATGAAATAACAATACTCCAAGTGACATCATTTACATCATCAAGTGGTCTTAAGATTAAATTCATAACCTATCCTCTCCATAGCGTCGTACAATTCTTTTGAATGTGCGAGTTCATCATTTAAAATTTCAAGGATTTTTTCGTCTGGTCCATTCAAGGCAAGATACTTCCCATAAGTTTCTGCTGCGTGAATCTCTACTTCGTAGGAGAGATGGTAAGCAGAGCGAGGAGCCAACCAATAATAAACCACGTTGACCCAATAGTAGATAAGTACAAGGTGTCGGGCGAAAAAGCGATCCACCCAATAAGAATTGCCACCCCTACTTTCCATGTATTCCAAATGTTCTGTCTCGTTAAGAGTTTGAGCAAAATGTTCCTCCATCAGATAAATGTGATCGGGTCCGCGAAGACCCATTGATTCTCTGAAATGTAGCACACTCAAAAAAGCAAAATAAGGTGCCCGAGCAATCTCCTCAAGCACCCAGAAACGTTGATAGTCCCTACCACGGTACAAGAAATCAATGATTGCTACCGTGATGTTTAAAACTGTTGTGTTAAAGTATTCCATATGCAAGTAAGCATATGTAACTATCTATAATCCTTTATTGCTATTGGGGGAGGGAATAAGTTGATATGCTAACTTGTCTCTCAACTTATTAATACGCTCCTCATCAAAGTGAGAAAAGTTTGGATACTTCTCTATCTTCTTATAATAGTGAAGGGCATTGATGATTATCGTATAGTCCTCCATTGTTAGTTCAAAGTTCATTAGCAATCATTGAATTCACTACCAATTTCAGATCCAATTTCTGAACCAACTTGTTGACCCAGGAGCAGTGCCCAACCAGATGCTAACCAACCAATGTAAGGGATACTAGAGACTGCTGGGACTACAACACCAGCACTAATTGCTGTTCCTGCCATCGCACCTTGAGACCGTGCGCCAGCGTCCGCCCTGATGCACTCTTCGCTTTTTGCAAGGGACTTTCCCTCAGCATCTACTGTAGCGCCTCCCAGATTGCGGGTTCCATCCATGGTATATTGATCACTACGAAGTTCACGACGCCTATCAGTCGTAGGACCAAACAATCCACGCTTATCCTTATCAACACTCAAGGATTTGGTTGATTCCAATACAGTAGGATCGTTTGCCTTGTATTCAAAACTGTAACCATTTTTCCCAGACTGAACCTTAAACGATGAGTAATCACCGTCTGGGAAATTAATAACAGGGTATTGTGGTCTATTAAGAAGATGTCCTAAAATACCGATATGAGCAAATCCAAATATTGCTCCCACAGTCAATGTCGCCCACTTGATATTCATAGCATTACATTTTATAAGTTTCATCTGTGGAAATTTTAAGTGGTGCTTGTTCAACTCTGATTGTTTGAACAGGTCCACTTTCTCTAGCCGCAGCGATTAGTTTTTCGATGTCTGCTTTGGTGATACCACC